CAGTACAACATCGACCGCAACACGGGCAAGGTGGGCAACCTGTACGGTTTCGACATCTACGAGTATGCCAACAACCCTGTGTACACTACTGCAGGGGTGAAGAAGAAGTTGGGCGAGGCCGGCGGCAAGGGCGAGTTTGCCTGCTCCTTCGCTTTCTACACGCAGCGCGTGTTCAAGGCTACCGGTTCTACGAAGATGTACTACAGTGAGGCATCGACCGACCCTCAGAACCAACGCTCGCTCATCAACTTCCGCCACTATTACCTGTGTATGCCCAAGAAGGCTGATGCTGGTGTGGTGATGGTGAGTGGCTATAAGGAGACCGCGTGATGAGCAGGCCGATGAAATATCTCGTTATCCACTGCACGGCGACCCCTGAAGAGCGTGAGGTGAGCTCGGCAGACATCCGCCACTGGCACTGCGACCCCGTGAGCAAAGGCGGTCGTGGTTGGAAGCAGGTGGGCTATACCGATCTCATCCACCTCGACGGCAGCGTGGAGCGTCTGGTGAAGAACAACGAGGACGCCAACGTGGACGACTGGGAGGTGACGAACGGTGCGTCGGGCTATAACAGCGTGAGCCGCCACATCGTGTATGCCGGCGGCTGCGACAAGAGCGGCAAGCCCAAGGACACGCGGACAGCCGCCCAGAAGGAAGCCCTGAAACGCTACGTGCGCGACTTCCATGAGCGTTTCCCGTGGATACGCATCGTTGGTCACCACGAGCTGAACCCCGGCAAGGCCTGTCCGAGCTTCGACGTGCCGGCCTGGCTGCGGGAAATCGGCATCAGACAATAATCAAAAAGCAATATTCAGGACAACACGGAAAGCGACCCAAGCAATGGACACGATTATGCAGATACTCCAGTGGGCGATACCCTCGGGCGGCATAGGCGCCGCCATCGCTTGGGTGGCCAACCGGAAAGCGAACAATGCCAAGCAGGCCAAGAGCGTACACGACACATACAAGGCCATGTACGAAGACATCTCGGCACTGCTTGTAGAAACCCAACGAAAATATGACGACTCAACGAAGCTCACCGAGAAGCTTGTCTCGGAAAACAACCTTACGCGGAGGGCTCTCAACCGCCTTTCGCGTGCCATTGAGGCTATCCAGCTATGTCCTCATGCTGGCTCTTGCCCTGTCAGCGGCGAGCTGTCGCTCAGCGAAGACGGTGACGAGGGAGAGGGCGACGTCCGTGGCAAGCGCAAGCGACAGCAGCGCAAGGAGTCAGGTGGTGCGCCGGGTGATGGTGAAGGAAGCCGTGAAGGCGGACAGCACTCGGCTGCGCATACCCCTTGACAGCCTGCTGATGCTGCCAGCGGGTGCGAGCTACACGGCGCGCAGCGGCAGGGCCCATGCGAGCGTCACGGTGAGGCGGACTGGGAATGTTGCCGCTGCAAAGCAGCAGCCTACAGAACCGAGCGGCATGACGGTGTATGTGGAGACTGGGTGTGACAGCCTGGAACGCCTGTGCGCCTACTATGAGCAGGAGAACGAGCGCCTCTCGGTGGCGAACACCCATCTGACTGCCACCGTGAGCACGAAGGAGAAGGAGGAAAAGACCTCTCCCCGTGTCTGGGTGGAACTATTAGCGACATTCATAGCCGGGCTGTTGCTCGGCGGAATAACAACCTTTTTAACAACAAGAAAATGGACTACAAAGTATTAGACGGTACCGACCTCATCCTCTCATCAATGGGTCACGCCCTTGGTTTCTCTACAGGCTGCAAGGTGAGCACTTCTGCCGAGACCGGCGAGCGCAAGACCAAGGAGGCCAGTTCGGGCAAATGGAAAGAACAATACGTGAAGTCGTTCTCGGAGCAGATTACTGCCGACGGTGTCGTGCTGACGAACGGGACTGACGAGGTTCCGACCTACGACCAACTGAAGGCAGCCATGCTGAAGGGCGATCCCATCGACGCAGCCTACAATCTGCGCGACGGCGACAAGCGTACCGGCAAGACTGCCGGCGGCTACACCGGCAAGTATATCATCACGAGTCTTGAGCTTGACGCTCAGGCCGGGGACGACGCCAAGTACAGCATCACGCTGCAGAACAGCGGTCCCGTGACGGCGCAAGGCAGCGGCCTGACAGAGGCGGCAGCATCAGGAACGGATTCTTAACATCACAACGCAGGATCAATGGAAACGAAGAAACTTTTGAAGCTGACGATAGGCGGCAAGGAATATCCGTGCCGTGTGACGATGGGCGCGATGACGCGTTTCAAGCATGAGAGCGGCAAGGACGTAATCAAGATGGACAAGGGCGACATTGGCGAGCTGGTGCTGTTCATCTACTGCTGCGTGAAGAGCGCGTGCAATGCCGACGGCGTGTCCTTCGACATGGACTTTGAGACCTTTGCCGACCATCTGGAGCCTGACAGCGTGAATGCCTTCTACGCGTCGTCGGGCGAGAGCGGCGAAAAAAAAACATCAGCGCCAGCTCTTCCGAAGCAAGCATAGAAGAGCTTGCGGGCATAGGGATGGGGTGCATCGGGATGAGCCGTGACGACTTTGAACGCTGCACCCCGTCTGAGTTTTACGCCGTGTGGCATCAGTGGCACGAACAGCAGGAGCGTATGGAGCGCGGCTCATGGGAGCGTACGCGGACACTTGCCCTTGTTTATGTGCAGCCCTATAGCAAACGCGCCCTGAGCGCCCACGAGCTGTTGCCCCTGCCCTGGGATGAGGAAGGCAAGGACGAGCGCACGGCGAAACCCGACAGTGCAGAGACGGCCCGGCGCTATGCCGAGGCCAAGCGGCGCAACGGACTGAAATAAGCAACGCAAAAGAATATGTCGAATACAGTAGAATTCCATATCAAGATAAAGGGTGAGGCAGCAATGTGCTTCACGACCTGACGGTAGAGGCTACCGGGCTTGACGATATCATCGCCCAAGTGGGCGAGAATGCCGGCCGGACAAGCGAGCGCCTGAAGGCGATGGCCGCCAAGAGCATGGTGTTTGACGGCATCACCGATTCATTGAAGACGCTGAAAGACATCGTTGGCGACATCGTGGCACCGTTTGACAGCTTCGAGAAGTCGATGCGCTCGGTAAACACCATGGCCGGCAAGGGCGAGGCCGACTTTGAGGGTCTGACCGACAAAGTGAAGGAGCTGAGCGCCAACATCCCCTTGGCCCGTGAGGAACTGGCCAACGGCCTGTACCAGACCATCTCTAACGGTGTGCCGGAAGAAAACTGGATGGGCTTCTTAGAGCAGTCGAGCAAGTCGGCCGTCGGCGGTTTGGCCGACCTTGGCCAGACGGTGACGGTAACCTCGACGCTGATCAAGAACTACGGCCTGAGCTGGGACCAGGCCGGTGCCATCCAAGACAAGATACAGATGACGGCGAAGAACGGCGTGACGAGCTTCGAACAGCTTGGGCAGGCGTTGCCCATGGTGAGCGGCAGCGCGTCACAACTTGGCGTATCGATGGACGAGCTGATGGCCGTGTTTGCCACGACGACGGGCGTGACAGGTAACACCTCGGAGGTGGCCACCCAGCTGTCGGCCGTGCTGAACTCGCTCATCAAGCCGAGCTCGGAGGCCACGAAAGCCGCCAACGAGATGGGCATCGGCTTCAACGCCGCCAGCGTGCAGGCCGCAGGAGGCCTGCAGAACTTCCTGCTTGGCCTTGACAAGAGCATCACAGAATATTCGGCCAAGACCGGGCAGCTGAAGCAGACCATCTACGGCCAGCTGTTCGGCAGCGCGGAAGCCCTTCGTCTGCTGGGCTCACTGACGGGCGAGCAGAAAGACAAATTCGCGGAGAACATCGGCGCCATGGCCGACAGTGCCGGAACGATAGACGAAGCCTTCAACAACATGTCGAGTACGGGCGAGGCCGTAGGCCAGATGCTGAAGAACCAGGTGCAGTCGATGCTGGACTGGGCGGGCTCGATGGCCAGCACCTCCGCCCCATATATCGAGCTGCTGGCCAACACGGGCCTTGCCATCACCAGCCTGACGCAGCTGCGCACGGGTCTGATGACCGTGGTGACCGGATTGAAGGCCGTGAGGATTGCCACACTGGCGCAGGCTGCAGCCTCCAAGATAGTGGCAATCGCCTCGAACGCATGGAAGGTGGCACAGGTGGCCCTGAACTTCGTGCTGAGCGCCAACCCCATCGGCATCGTCATCATGGCGATAGCCGGACTGGTGGCCATCCTGATAGAGGCTTACAACAACTGCGAGACCTTCCGCAACATCTGCGACAAAGTGTGGGCTGCGGTAAAGGACGTGGCGAGCGCGGTGTGGGACTATCTGGTCAAAGCCTTCGAGAAAGCCTCTGAGGTGATCAAGAAAGCCTGGGAATGGGTGAAAGAATTCTTCGGCATCAAGGACGAGGGCACGGCCAGGCAGACCGCCGACATAGAGCGCAATACCAAGGCCACCAACGCCAACACTCTGGCCAAGACAAAGAACGCCCAGGCCGCACTGAAGAAGAACAAGAAACAGAACGCCCCCGACCCAAGCAGCTCATCGGGCAGTGGGAAGAGCGGAAAGAGTGGCACCACATCCACCCACACAGCGACGGACAAATACAGCGGCACCAAACTCATCGCCAACGCGTCGAGCTACAAGGAGCTGGGCAACAACATACAGTACTACCAGAACAAACTGGAGACCACGAAGGGCACGGAGACCGCCACCATCCGCCTGTATGCCGAGAAAATCAAGCAGCTTCAGGCCCAGCAGGACGCCATCACCCGCCTTCAAGATGCCGTGGGCAACCCGAAGGAGCTGAACACCCTGGACGACATAGACAAGGCCATCTCCTACCAGCAGGAACTCAGAAGCAGGGCAAGCGCCACAGAACTGGCCGGCATAGACCGTGAGATAAGCCGTTTGAACGACCTTAAAACAGCATTTGAACGCAATGCGCACGTTGACGTTGGCATAGACAAGATAACGACCTACCGGCAGCTTGAGAATGAGCTTCAATACTACAATGACCTGCTGAAGACGGCCACTGCGAGCGAGCGCACCGAGATACAGAAACAGATAAACGCCCTGAACGCCCTGCGTGACAAATGGGACGAGACCTTGGAGGAGCTGAAGAAGCCCGATGACATCTCGCGCCTGGACACCATCGACAGCCTTGACAAGGCCATCAGCTACTATGAGGGCAAGCAGAAGAAAGCGAGTGCTGCTGAGATTTCTGACATAGCCCGCACCATCGGCGCCCTTGAGAAGAAGCGCGACAGCCTGAAACAGCTTGCCCGCCTGCCGGAGATGGAGCAGGAGACGGACCGCTTAGGCGGACTGGGCAAAGCCGAGCTGAAAGTGGAGCTGAAGGCCATCGGCATGGACGGTCTGCGCAAACGCATCAAGGAGCTGCAGAACATGCTCTCGGACACAAAGAACCCGATGAGCGCGAGCCAGCGCAAGGAGATGAAGAAACTTGTGGCCAGCTATGAGGACTACGAGAAGATCTTGCGGAAGAGCGACGTGACGGTGGAGAAGTCGTGGAGCAGCATCAAGGGCATCGGCGGCGGCATCAGTTCACTGACCGAGACCTTGCAGGAGAACCGCGGCGCGTGGGCCACCATCACAGGCGTGGTGGACTCGGCGATACAGATATACCAGGGCGTCAGGACGGTAATAAGCATCGTGGAAGCACTGACAGCCGTGACCACGGCCAGCAACGCAGCGACAACCGCCAGCGGCGTGGCGACGACGACAGCCGCAGCCGCGAAGATAGCCTCCGCCCCGGAGGAAGCCGCGGCGGCCACCGTTTCGACCGTTGCGGCCAAGGTCGAGGCGATGGCCTACAGAGAGCTGGCCGCGTCGGAGTTCATGGCCGCCCATGCCTACATCCCCTTTACCGGTGCGGGCATCGCTGCGGGCTTCATCGGCATGATGCAAGGCATCGTAGGATCTGTGGCCGTTACTCCCTTTGCCAACGGCGGACTGCTGTACGGCCCGACCCTCGCGCTGATGGGCGAATATGCCGGCGCAAAGTCGAACCCCGAGGTCGTGGCCCCACTGGACAAGCTGAAGTCGCTGATAGGCGACAGCGGCGCGGTGGCCGGCGTGCGGATGAAGGGGAGAGTGAGAGGGCGCGACATCGTGATGGCCATTGCCAACGAGACGCGCATCAACCGCAAGCGAACGAACATAAAACTATAGA